TGCCCCAAGTGCGGCGGGTCCGACTGTCTTAGCGTAAGAGAGGATGGTACTGCTTTCTGCTTTTCTAACTGCGGAAACATTTCCGATTATAACGCTGCCCCCGCCGCTCCGCTTCCTCCGCGAATTAAAGGCCCCGCCTCTATGCAATATCAAGAGATGCTGGATGCCTATGAAGCCGCTTCAACGCTCGCCCTCCCTTCCCGGAAGATCACTCGTGAAACCTGCGAGGCTTGGGGATATAAAGTCAGGCAGATGCCTAACGGGGAGTGGCATCATCTCTGCCCTTACAGGGATGAACGCGGTCGGATCATCGACATTAAAGTACGGAACGTAGGGACTGACGGCACAAAGAAAGACTTCTTCTGGATGCTCGGTTCCAAAGGCCGCGAGGCCGAACCCCCGATCCTTGGGCTCCACCGATGGGAACGCTCTGGAAAGATGCTGATCCTCACTGAGGGTGAGATCGATCTTCTGACGGTATCCCAGGCGTTCGGCAATCAGTTCTCGCAAGGGTCTCTTCCTAATGGGGCAGGCAATGCAGCCGCTGCCGTGGCAAAGCACATCGAACGTATTAGCGATTTCGAGCGCATAGTCATCTGGTTCGATAATGACGAACCGGGTCAGAAAGCCGCTGAAGAGGTTGCAAGATTGCTACCTCCGGGCAAGGGCTGTATCGTTCATAGCGCCCACAAGGATGCGAGTGAGATGCTTCAATCGGGAGCGTTCTACCTCGATCTAACCCGCCTGTGCTGGAATGCGCCAACATTCAGGCCGGATGGGATCACCAGTCTCTCAGCCCTTCGAGCGCAAATCCTCTCAAAGCCCGAGATGGGGTTGCCGTGGGCGTGGCCGACTCTAACCGAATGGACTTACGGCCGCCGCTATGGGGAACTCATCGGCATCGGGGCAGGCACGGGACAGGGCAAGTCTGACTTTCTCGCCGAAGAGGTTGCTCATACCGTGTTCGATCTCAAGGAAAAGGTCGGCGTATTCGCCTGGGAGTCCGGCCCCGCCGGCTACGCCAAACAGGTTCTGGGCAAGCGTGCCGGGCTGCGCTTTCATATCCCCAATCTTTATCCTGAGAACCCGGAATGGACGCAGGAGCACCTCGAAGAGGCTCTTCTTGAATATGACAATCTTGCCAAAGAGCTTCTCTTTCTTAACGATCATAGGGGTGCCACAGATTGGGATAGCGTCAAGGACCGTATCCGGTTCTTGGTGCATAGCGAGGGTGTACGTCACATCGTTCTTGATCCCCTGACGGCCTTGTCCGCTCTTGCGGCTGACGAACGAAGAGAGATGGAGCGTTTGATGGCCGAGGCTTCGGCGCTCACGGCGGAACTCAATATCTGCACCTACTTCACGTCACACCTTGCCACCCCGGAAGGGAAGAGTCACGAAGAGGGAGGCCGCGTCGAGATGCGACACTTCAAGGGATCGAGAGCAGTGGGGTTCTGGTGTAATTTCGCATTTGGCATGGAGCGCAACCAGCAGGCTGAGACCGAAGAGGAGGGGTGCAAGACGACGCTGCGGTGCCTCAAGGATCGCTACACGGGGAATGCTCTGGGGAAAACGATGGCGCTCCACTATAATAGGCTGAACGGCCGTCTGGAAGAAGCTATGGACAAGCGACACGCCTCAGATGCGCCGGCCGATATGACTGTCGAAGACGCCAAGATATTGGCTGATCTCAATGGCGACTAGTCCCCTGATAGCGTGGTACGATCTGGAGACCAACGGCCTTCTTCCCGAGGTTTCCTGTATCCACAGTCTGTGCATTGCTTTCAGCGATGGACGCACGATGTCATGCTGTAACCAGAAAGGGTATCCGACGATTGACGCCGGCTTGAGGGAACTTGCAAAGGCTGACATTCGCGTAGCGCACAACGGGATCGGATACGATGAGCCGGTGATTGTGAAACTTGAAGGCCCGCACACCTTGTCGCAGGACCGGATCATTGACACCCTCATCCTGGCCCGCCTGGTCTTCCCTGAGCTTCATATTCATGGGCCTAACCCCCACAAGGTATACGCCAAGAAATCGCATAAGCTAGAAGATTGGGGCAGACGCCTAGGCGTTCTCAAAGACGGGTATAAAGGCGGCTGGACTTCATGGAGTCCTGAGATGCAGAGTTATTGCGCTCAGGATGTTCAGGTCCTGAAGACGGTTTATCAATATCTCATGCATCCGTCCCGCCGCCCGCCCTCTCTCGCAGTCTCAATAGAAATGGCCTTTGCAAAGATCATCTCCAGACAGGAACGTAGGGGCGTCACCTTCGACATGGACGCCGCCTTGGACATTGCAGCGATACTGCATGAGAGGATCGCCAAAATCGAGACCACGTTGATTGAAACATTCGGATCGTGGTGGGCATACAAGACACGCTCTTCGGATGCCTCCGATGAGAAAGACGAAGACGACACAGAGGAGGTCGATGAGGATGAAGCAAACCGGCGGCTTGCCCCCATCGTCAAGACCGTAGCGAAAACACGCTATACCGCCCTTAAAGATTTCCCGAATGTACGCACTATTCGCTATAGCCCTAAGACGGGTAAGCGGCTGAAGGACCACGTAGGCCCGCCTAAGTGTTTGTATGAAGTCGGGGCTTCTTATGTCGAGATCAAGCGTGTCCAGTTTAATCCCGGATCGCGAGAACACGTAAGACGTATCCTGAAAGATCGCTACGGATGGCTTCCCAAGAGGTTCACAAAGGCGACGACACGCAACCCAAATGGCTCGCCTATTGTCGATGATGGAGTGCTTCAAGACCTTGCAGACCAGATACCGGAATGTCGGATGCTAGCCGACTACTTCCTGCTGAAGAAGCGAGTGGGCATGTTGGCAGACGGTCGGCAAGCCTGGATCAAAAAGGCTGTGTTAGACCCGTCAACGAATGAGTATCGCATACACGGCCGGGTCAACACGGGTGGGGCTCTTGGTGGAAGATGCACACACTCCTCACCTAACCTTGCTCAGGTCCCTTCTCACAAGAAAGAATATGCGGGCACGCCAGACGAACTTGAGAAGAAACAGGGCCTCCAGGTTCTGGAAGGTATCCCTCCGCTGCGCTCCCTCTTTGTTCCCCGCCGTGGATATAAGATGGCAGGTTTCGACGCAAGCAGCGGTGAGTTGCGGATGCTTGGCAGTTACCTCGCCCAGTACGATGAGGGACTCTATGCCTCGATTGTTTCCGATCCCGATGGCGATCCCCATGCCTGGACAAGAGACACAATAGGGGTCGATGTTATTGGACCCGGATCGGACGGCCGTGAGAAGGCTAAGACCGTGATCTACGCCAAGATTTACGGAGGAGGCAAGGAGAAGATCGGCTCCATCATCAGCCCAAAGGCCGGTAGAGAGGAGAAGATAAGGATTGGAAATGCCGTCGATGAGGCGATAGGGTCGCGCTTTCAAGCCTTATACTCTTTACAGCAAAGCCTCATGCAGACCGTGCAGGAGACGGGACAGATACTCGGACTAGACGGGAGACGTATACCGATCCGCAAAGCCTTCGCAGCCCTTAATACCCTCTTGCAATCCGCCCTTGCCATAGTGATGAAGATGGCGCTGATTATACTGGATGGGAGACTGCAAGCTCGCGGACTAAAGCCGGGGCTCGATTATGAATTTGTTCTCAACGTTCACGATGAGGCTCAAGCCGAAGTGAGGGATGATCCCGGTGTCCTGACAATTTTCCGCGAAGAGGCTCAGGACTGTATCGTCGCTGCGGGCAGGAAATTCAAGCTTAAGTGTGCGCTGGCCGGAAGCGTGAAGATAGGAAATGCCTGGAGTGAGACACACTGACATGCGACATAAAGCTCTAATTGATTTGCTGAGGGACTTGTGGTTATATCCCATGACGACTAAATCTGACTATGCCCGCCTCCATGCCGACATCATATCAGAAGCGGCTGTAAAGGGCCTGATCACCACACAAGCAAAGCCCGGAGTTTCTCCTATGGTATACGGGAGAGAGTGGCGAGTTACTCCGGCTGGTTTAATCATGCTCTGGGAGCTTAATTAGATGACTAAGCGACGTACTGCAATCATCGATGCCGATAGTGTCCTCTATTCTATTGCGGCCATGGCGGAAGTCAGGGTCGATGAGAATGAATGGCTGCCATTGATACCGCCCGAAAAGGCGTTGGATCAGGTAGTCTTTATGATTGAGTCTCTGACGAACGAAGCGGGATGTGATCGAGCCCTTGTCGTGCTTTCAGACCATCGCAACTTTCGCAAAGTTCTTTATCCCGCTTATAAGAGCAACAGGAAAGACGCCAGACGGCCGACCATTCTTGGGGAATTGAGAGCACTCGTAATGGGGGCTGATAAAGGCTATGGAAAATTAATCATTCCCTGGCTTGAAGCCGACGATGTGTGTGGTATTTCCTATGGCCTTCTCGCGGAAAAGGGTATGGAGTCTGTGATCGTTTCGCAAGACAAGGATATGTGTTCGATCCCTTGTCTGCTGTACAATCCCAGGCCCAATGCATTCACAGGGAGCAGACGCCCCGTCGAGACTATTAGCGAAGCATCTGCGGACAGATTTCATCTCATGCAGACGCTTTCGGGAGACGCTGTAGATGGCTATCCTGGGTGCCCCGGAATAGGCTTTGTGAAGGCGAATAAAATACTCGAAGGATATAATAATGCAGAGGCCGTGGATGCTGGAGTCACTGGCGCTGAAGCCTGGAAAAGGGTGGTTGCTGCCTATGTGGAGAAGGGCCTCACCGAGCAGGATGCCCTGTTGCAGGCCCGCGTGGCTCGGATATTGAGATCGAAAGATTGGGATGCGGTCAACAAGAAAGTCAAGCAATGGGAGCCTGAGCGTGACTGAGGAGCTTAAAGACACCAATCCAAAAACCCGCTTCGGTAAAGCTAAACCCCCCTTGGAGCTTACCCTATCGACAGCGCTTCTTCATATGGCAAAGGCTCAGCAATCCGGCGATTTGAGATATGGGCGCATGAACTGGCGCACTGATCCAGTCACTGCCTCGATCTATGTGGGAGCGCTTCTGCGCCATACCCTGAAGTGGTGGTCAGGCGGTATCGATTTCGATCCTGAGTCCGGTGCGCACGAACTTGGACACGTGATGAATAACGCGGCGATTTTACTTGACGCGAGGGACAATCATACGTTAATAGATGATAGACCTCCTCCCAATCCGCGTATCCTGGAATTGATCGCACAGCTAACAGAGGCTTTGGAAGCAGATGACAATCAACCGAAGAGATAACTTTTCCGAGTTCCGGCAGCGTACCGTGCCCGAGGGAACCTCAGAAGGTCCACTCGATTGGCGACCTGAGAACCTCATCTCGCCGGCCTTGATCGAATATCTGGAGAGAACATTCCCTGATCGCATGGGGCCGTTCCCTTCCGCAATGCCAACGCCTGAGGTAATGGTGCATGTGCGCCTTCATCAGGGTCGTCAGGAAGTCATCTCCCATCTTCGAAACCTGTTAAAGAAAGGCTACCCAAATGTGCCTCTTGAAGCGTCCTAAAGTTCAGACTCCCGCCGCCCCTCCGGGACCCGCAGAAGAGGCTGCACAGAACATCGCTATCGGACAGGGAGGTCTTATCGATCCCCGGTTTCGTTTGGGAGGCCGGTCTCTACTGAGGATTGGAGGCCAACGTGCTCCTGTTGCTCGACCCGCTATTGGGGGAACTTCTGCTGGCGGAGGCGTATCGCCGGCGACAGGCGGAGGCGCTGCGCCCACTGCTCCTTCAACAGGCGGTGGCGGAGGACTCAGCATCGGCGGGGGCGGCTCAAGTGACAGTCGCAGAGGCCGTGGTGGCTTCAGGCTTTAAGGGACAATTCAATGACTGACCACCTTCTAACAGGCGCGTCCACCGCCGCCGGCCGATATAAAAAGCTGTCCTCTGATCGAGAGCCGTTTCTTCAGCGCGCCCGTAGGCAGGCTTCATTGACGCTCACTTCGCTATTCCGTAACATCGGAGACAACGGATTTACGGATCATGCTGTCGCCTGGAATAGTTTTGGCGCGTATGCCGTCAATAACCTATCGAACAAAGTCATCCTGTCCCTGTTCCCTGCCGGCGTGCCCTGGATAAAGCTTCGGCAATCCCGACAGGGGCTGGCGGATTTAGCTGAGTTGCCCCCTGAGATAGCCGGACAATTAAGGGCTGAGATCGCCGCTGCTCTGTCGATTGTGGAGCAGGATTTCACTGAGGAGGTAGAAGTCGATGGTGATAGGTTCCGTCTATTCACGGCCGTGAAGCGCCTTCTTGTCGGGGGCAATCACGCTCTCAGGTTCTTGAAGAATGGCAAGGTAGCGGGTATTCCTCTGGAGCGTTATGTGACGCTTCGAGCCCCCGATGGCACACTCGTAGAATGGGTGATTGAGTCGGCTATTGACTTTGAACATCTTCCAGAGGACGTGCAACGGGTAGCTCAGGAAAAGGGACACAAGGGTCGCAGTCAGTTCAAGCCGGCCGACATCATCAAGGTCTACACACACGGCTATTTCAATGACGGTCAGTGGATAGTGTACGATGAGGTCGAAGGCGAGAAGGTTGCTGACTCTGAAGCGAAGTTCGATCCCGATACCCTGCCTTGGATGTTCTTGCGCTGGACCGGGCTCGAAGAAGAGCACTATGGTCGCTCCTATGCAGAAGACTATGAAGCCGACCTACAGACTGTGGACGGTATCACACAGATCGTTCAGGAAGGCTCTGCGGCGGCTGCGCTGTTCATTAGGCTGGTCAGTCCCAATGGCGTCACGAACAAGCGGGCTATTGAACAGGCTCAGAATGGGGCCGTTATCACGGGCGAGCAGCAAGATGTCTCCACTCTACAGGGAGATAAGGGTTCCGATTTCCAGGGGGCTCTCACTGTAGAGGATCGTGCCCTCGCCCGGCTTTCCCGCGCCTTCCTACTAAACTCGGCTGTCCAGCGCTCCGGCGAACGGGTCACTGCCGAAGAGATCAGGTTCGTTGCTCGCGAGCTTGAGGATCAGCTAGGTGGGGCTTACTCAAACCAGGTTGTAGAGTTTCAGCAGCCTTACGCCCGCCTCAAGCTACAAGCTCTTCAACGCCTGGATCGCATCACGCGAATGCCCAAGAATGCCGTCGATCTCGTGATTATCACCGGGTCGGCCGCTCTAGGGCGTCAGGCGGAAATTCAGCTTCTCGATGCGTTCCTTCTCGGGGGCGCTCAGGTGATCCAGGCTATCGGGCCTAACATCATCGATGAGAACGTGTACATGAAACGCCGCGCCGCCGCTTTGGGCGTTGATACCGAAGGATTGGTATTGACACCCGAACAAAGAGACGCTAGACAACAAGAGCTGGCCCAAAGTCAGCTTAGCCAACAAATTGCGCCAGAGGTTACGAGGCAGGCTGGACAGCTTATTCAACAGCAACGCCAGCAAGCCGCAGATCAGGCACAGACGCAAGATCAACAATAGAGGAGTTTCAGGATCATGGTTCTTAGAGTCACTTCTTCTGAAGAAGGCGGTATCCAGGCCACTGAGCAATCTGGCACCACTAGCGTCACAGGTGGCGAAGGTGGAATTACAACCAATCAACAGCCCGGATTTCAGCGCATTGAAGCTGAGCGTCCTGCCGCAGAGTCTGCCAAGGAAGCCGAGACCAAACCGGCAACTGAAGACACCAAGGCCGCACCCGCCAAAGAAGAGGCCACGAAAACAGAACCGGCTAAGGAGGCGGCCACAGAAAAGAAGGTCGCTGAACCTTCTGCTTTTGAGAAGGCCCGGCTCGATCTGGCCGATGACTTCCTTAACAACAACGGCAGCCTCACCGACGATGCTGTCAAGAAGGCTGTCGAGGCGTTCAAGGACACGGGGTTCACTGAACAGGACATTCGCATCTATGAGGCCGGGCTCAAGGCCCAAATGGCGGAGACCTATAAGGACTTCGGAGGGTTTGACCAGTTCAAGCAGTTCCTGTCGTGGGCCGAAGCGGGGATGGCGAAGAACGATCAAGACCTCTACAATGACTTCCTCAATCGCGCGGAGTTCGGCAAGGCGGGTGCTCTTGCTAACACCTACCGGCAGAAGTGGCAGGCGGCTACTGGCGATGTTCAACGCCGCGACATCACCGAGAAAGCTAATGCGTCCAATACTGCGCCGTCGGGAGCGGTTCAGGGCTATGCTTCACAGGCTGAGATGAAGAAGGACATGGGCGATCCACGTTACGCTAAAGACTCGGCGTTTCGTGCAATGGTCGCCAAAAGAATGGCGGCATCCTGATGGAATGGGTTCTGTTCGTTTCTCTGTTCACGATTATCTCGCTTTTGGTGCGCATCAAAATCGAGCTTGCGCAAATTCGCGCCGATACGAAACTTATCGCTGCGGTAGTGTTCAGCCGTTCTAAAGGTGACTAAAATGCTCAGTGCGATTTTAGGCGGCATAGGCACGCTCATCTCTCCTCTCTTCAAGTGGCTTGATGCTAAATCACAGCGCAAGCTCCTGGAAATTGAAGGCAGGACGCGAGCCCTCACAGCCGCTGCCGAGGCTCAGGCTGAAGTCGCTATTGCAAAGGCCAAGGCTGAAGCCAAGGTCTACGAGATGAAAGCTACCCATGAGATCGCGTGGGAGATGGCGCGAGTTCAGGATGCTTCCAAATCATGGGTTGACGAATACTGGACAGTCGTTATATCCTTTCCTCTGATTATCGGATTTATTCCTGCACAGGTTGTACAAGACGCTGTTCGTCAAGGGTTTGCAAACATGGAGACTGCCCCCGACTGGTATGTCGCTGCGGTTGGAGCCTCCATCGCTTTCGCTTTTGGCATCCGCAAGGTTGCCAATATCATGTCCAAGCCCCGTGCCCCGGCAAGCGTGGTAAGGACCGTTTCAATCGACCGGGATAAACTAACCAGCAAGGAGTAACCATGGCAGACGCCACCCCGAGCCGGGTTGGGCAGATTAACTTGGCAGGCGACCAGCTTGCCCTGTTTCTCAAGCTTTTCGCCGGCGAAGTTCTGACCGCGTTTGACCGCAAGACTGACTACCGTTCCCGACACCGTGTTCGTACCATTCCTCACGGCAAGTCGGCGCAGTTCCCGGTTGTCGGCCTCGCTGCGGCGCAGTTTCATACCCCTGGCACTGAGATCACAGGCCAGCAAATCCGGCACGGCGAGCGGATCATCAACGTCGAAGACATTCTCTTGGCCCCGGTCTTTATTGCCGGTTTTGACGAACTGATGAACCACTACGATGTGCGGTCGATCTACAGCAATGAGATTGCCCAAGCGTTGGCGAAGACGTTCGACAAGGACGTGTCTCGCACTATCTCCCGCGCCGCCCGCGCCGCTGCGAACCTGACAGACCTTCAGCCGGGTACAGTCCTCAGCCACGCCGACGCTGCAACCGATGGTCCGACGCTCTTCGGGCTGATCTTCGATGCCGGCGTTGAACTTGACAAGAAAGACATTCCGGCCGACGGTCGGCATGTGGCAATGAAGCCGGTGCAATATGCGCTGGTGGTCCGTTCCGAGAAGCCGATCAATACCGACCTTAACCCGGACGGCAATGGCTCCCTCGCCTCTGGCCTCGTTTTCCGCATCAATGGTATGCCGCTGTTCAAGACGAACAACATGGCACAGGAAGACGATACGCTCAATACGGCGATCCCCGCTCTCCGCCGGCTGAACTACGCTCCGCAGATGGCTCAGGTTTTCCACGAGTCGGCTGCCGGGACCGTTCAGTTGCAAGACATGACGATGGAGTCCGAATATGACATCCGCCGTCAGGGCACGCTCGTCCTCGGTAAATATCTTGTCGGCCACGACTATCTGCGGCCGGAAGCTGCCGTCGAGATTGACGACATTTAATCCTGTAGGCTGAGTATTCGTCTACAGATAAACTCCAGGGAGGGCCTTATCCTTTCCTGCTCTCCCTGGGGTCCCTGCCTTCTCGCATGACACATAAGAGGTCACAATGGCCGGCCTTCCCTTCTCCCTTCCCGCCTCATTGAGCACACTTCTCGATGCAGTAAATGCCTGTCTCTTCTCAATAGGAGAGGCCCCTGTATCGGATATTCTTGCCAATGAAGCCGTGGACGTTAACACAGCCATCGGCATCATCAATGCCATCGACCTCTCTGTGCAGTCCGTCGGGTGGTCCTGGAATAGAGAGACCTCTCTGCTCCTCAATCCTGACGCCAGCAAATTCATTCAACTTCCCGGACTTACCTTGCGCGTCTCCAATGCCTATTGGGCATCTACGGGCTCGATTGCGCGGGTCGTTCAAAGGGGAACCCGGCTCTACAACACAGAAGATCACACCTTCGAGTTCACTGACGGGATAGAGGTTGACATGCTAACTCGGATGGATTTCGATCAACTCCCTGAGCCCGCCCGGCGGTACATTACAGCGCTTTCAGTAGATCGCTTCCAGGCGACACAACAGAATAATTCGGGAGTCAAGCGCGTCACCGAGCAAGATATTGTTCTCGCCAAAGCCGCACTTGAACAGCACGAAGACGAAGTAGCGAGAACCAACGGCGTGAATTGTAATAAGTCTGTGCTGTCTGCGCTTTACGGACAGGGTGGATTGCGTAGACTTCGCAGGGGACAATAGTGGTAAAGGTTTCTCGTTTCATTGATGCTCCCTTTCAAGGGATCAGTCAGGCACCCAACACCAGTCGCCTTGACGAACAGGTCGAGCGGGCGATCAACGGTATTGTCCTGCTGCCCGACGGGCTCACGAAACGCCCACCGCTAGATCGTATCGCTCGCTTGGACCTCACCAAGATATGGAGAGCGGATGGCTTGTTTGAGCTTATTGCCGGAAAGAATTTCGCTCTTCATATTCAATTGGAAGGCGGTACGGCATTCGTGCCCAGGGTCTTCGATCTTGCTACATTCACCGAGCAAACGCTGAACATCTCAGCGGCGGCTCAAACCTACCTGAATACCGGAGTAGGGGGAACAATCGGAGTCCGGGATTTCAGGATCGTTACTATTGCGGATACCACCTTCATCGCCAACAAGCAGGTGACGGTTGCAAATGGCACAGCCACGCAAGCCACTCGGCCATTCGAAGCGCTGGTATGGGTTCGCCAATCCGAGTTCGCCAGAAAGTACAAGCTGACCGTGACCAAGACGGCCGGCACTCCAAGGACAGGTGAGTACAAGACCCCGACCGGGGCCACCCAGGCTTCGAATGAGTTCATCGATACCGATAAGATCGTTTCCATTCTACTCAGCGCCACGGCAGGCGGCGTTATTCCAGATGGAGGCGTAGCCATTGGCGAACTGAAAACAGACCTTGAGACTGACGGCTTCACTGTCACGGTTCTCGGGTCGGTCATTCATCTTTCTCATCCGACCGTGGACTTTACCGTGGTAGGCCAGGACGGCCAGGGTGGGGCCGCGATGGAGGTCATCAAGAGCAAAGTTCCCTCCTTCGGCCGCCTTCCTCAGAGAGCCGTGGAAGGGTTCACTGTCAAGATCGTTCAGGACTCTGCATCGGAGCTTGATGACTTCTTCGTAAAATTCGAGACATCCGCCGGAAGCACAGAAGGGACATGGAAAGAGACCATAGCTCCCGGTGCCAATCTTGGTGTGAACCCCAACACACTGCCTCTGGTGCTTACTCAAAATCCGGGCACAGGCGTATGGTCCCTTGATGTGGGTGCATGGAAAGGGAGACAAACAGGCGATGAGTTTCTCGACCTGGACCCGGAGTTCATCGGTGAGAAACTTGAGGACGTTACCTTCTGGAAGGGCCGCCTGGTTTTCATTTTCCGTGAGAGCATTGCCTTATCGGCTAGTGACGATCCCTTCCTGTTCTATCGCAAGACCCTCGCCACATTCCTCGCCAGCGATACCTTCGGGCTAACCTCCCCATTCGAGAAGATTTCTCTGTTCCGTTACGGCCTTACATTCGACACGCAACTCCTCATATTCTCTGACTTGGCCCAATTGAAGGTTATCTCCAAGGACGGCCTGACCTCGGCTGAAACTACGTCAATCGACACAACGAGTCAGTACGCCTTTGAGCCCCGCATCCGACCGCAGGCCGCAAACAGCCGTGTCTATTTCGTCACCCCCAAGGGCCTCACACAGACCTCCGTGTTTGAGCTTTCTATTGATGCTATCACGGATATAGACGAGGCCGATGACCTCTCCCTGGCAATCCCTACGCTGCTGCCTAGTCAGATGGATCGCGTGACAACACTGGCCGCTTCATATCTGGCGATCTACGGTAAATCAGGCACTAGTGCGTTGTTCGCCCACGTGTTCCGATATGCCGAACGCCAGCGTGTGCAGAATGGGTGGTTTCAATGGCAATTGCCCGAAGGTCTCGTGACCGGCGGCATGTTCTTTGGGCAGGACTCCAAGCTGTATATCATGGCAATTGAAGCCGTGGCGGGGAACGATGTAGGGCACGTCTTCTCGATGGACATCTCGCCAGCCCGCCTCGATCCCGATCCTGCCTCCAGATACCTGACGCTGCTCGATGATCGGCGCACCGAAGCTGTTGCCACGCCTGTTTACACAGCGGTTACAGATACCACTGCGATCCCCCTTCTGATGGATGGCACTGTGACAGGACGTGAGGTTGTTGTCGTCGCTCGGGCTCCTGGCGGTACCGGGGGCATCAAGCTGGGCGGGACGCTTCAACCTATCGCAGAGGGCACTCCGGCTACGATCTCTTCAGTGACGCCTAGCTCAGTTATTGTGAAGGGCGACTGGACAGCGGTGCCTTTCTGGGTAGGGTTCGAGTACACTCTGGAAGTGATCCTGAACAGGTTCTTTATGAGGGGCCAGGACGGGAAGCCTTTCAGAGGCGCAGGTCGCGTATCCATGCGGCAGTTTATCGTCGATCTCTCAGACTCTGGCTTCATAGAGGTCAAGGTCAAACGGGGAAATCGGAAGGCCACTATCCATCAATTCCAGGGGTATATCTGGGGAGACTCCGAGTCTCTCTATGGCGTAAGTCCTTCCACTAGCACGGATTTCCGCGTAGCTCTCGGGGCGAAAGCAGAAGAAACCGAGGTCAGTCTTCTCAATAGTAGCTGGTTCCCTTCACGAGTGACCGGCTATACGTGGGTTGCCGAGTTCAATCCTAAAACCAGGAACGCCTGATGTTGAAAGAATACTACATCCGCCGCCCTCAGCTTGTGGATTGTAACAGGCTGGCGAAGTGTATGCGCCAAGAGGATCGACAGGAATGTTGGGATAATGGTCATAGCCCTTTCAGGGCTCTCACCAAGGCCCTAAACAATGCCGAGTCCTCGACCTACATGCTCGTATGCGTTACCTCTCCGCAAGATGGCGTCATAGATGAGCGTGTCGTAGGGATGTGGGGTGCTGGCCTTATAAAGGGGGAGGGCATCATATGGTCCCTCTGGAGCACACTTGAACTCTCCGACAAGCGGTTCATCTGGAAGTGGATGACGCCGTGGATCAGGCGGTGCATGAAGGACGTGGGTATAAAGCAGGCGCACAACGTGGTATGGTCCGATAACAGGATCGCGATGGAGTGGATTGAGCGTTCCGGCTGTTTCGAGCTTGACCTCAAGGACGCCACCATGCTAAACGGGCGGATGTACTTTCGGTTTCATACCAAGCCTGATCTGATTGAAAGAGTGTTGTCTAAAGAGGACCCATCATAATGTGTGATCCTGTATCACTTGGTGTCGCCACGGCTGCATTAAGCATAGGCGGAGCGGTTTCGAAATTTGCCGGCGAGCGGTCCCAAGCCAAATCAACCAGGGGCGCGGCTATCTCTAACTTTCAGGCCACCTTCTCAGCGCTGGAGGCTCGGTCTGCTGAGGTTAGCGAGTCTCAATCCGAAGGATCATTTGATAGGGCCATTGAGGCCGCCAGCAAACAGGGTCTCATTGCCGCAAGAGCTAGCGATGCCGGCCTGTCAGGATCGACTGTTGGTGCACAAATACAGGCCAGCGGATTTGAGACTGGCAGGGAACAAAGTCTTACAGCCCGCCAAGCAGAACTCCAGCGCCGCCAAATCGCCAGAGAAATCGAGAATGAGAACCGTGCAAAGGTGTCCACATTGAACGCTAATCGCGGCCCCGGCCTTCTCTCTTTAGTGCTTGGTATAGGTCAAGGCGCTCTTTCGGGAGCTTCGGCATTTACTGGGGCAGGAGGGAAAATTTAAGCCATGAGCCAAACACGCCTCATTCCTGTTGCCGCACCCACAGGGCCCGTAGCACAGGCCGAACGGTCCAATACTGCCCTTGATCTCGCCCAGTCGCTCAGCGGCGTCAATGCGGCCTTGCAACAATTCTCAGGACCTTTGATCGCTCAGAAGCAACAAGAACAAGCAACCAAGGGGCGAGCCGCCGCTCAGTCCGCACAGGGATTGGCGTTTGCCGATGCAGTACGGGACGGCAGGATTAAACCTACCCAAAACCCCTTCTTCATTAGCGCCTTCGATAGGGAGAGCGCGGCTATCAACGGCCGGCAATCTCTCACGCAATTGCAGATAGACTCTCTGAATTGGCCCGAGAGAAGCGATCCTGTCGCCTTTCAGCAGCGGTGGAATAAAGAGGTTTCTCAGTTATCGGCGCAGTTTACGAATGCCGATCAGATTGAGGGCTTTCAGGCTGTCAATGCAGAGGTCAGTTCTCAGGTCATCAACGGCAACACGGCTCAGGAGGCCAAGAGGATCGTTGACGCCCGTACTGCGAATGCAGGCGCGTTGATCGCTCAAAAAGTGGGAGACATCAACAGGTCTTTCGGAGGTAGCGCGCCTACGGCTGCCTTCTCGGAAGGGGTCGCGGAGCTTCGCGAAGACTTCATAAATACGGGAGGCAGCGTAGAGGAGTTCGATCAGCTATTCCTCGCTGGCGTGACCACCGCCGCGTTCTCTACGCAAAATCCCGACCTGTTCAATGCCCTCAAAGCTCCTCTTGAAGAGGGGGCCACTCCGATCTTCAATCGGCCGGGTGTTGCCGATCAGGTAGATAATGACGTGTTCAGGATCGAAAGCAATCATCGTCGCAAACTTACTGAGGGAGAGGAACTGGACAACATTCAATTACGCCAAAGGGGCAGACAGGCCAAGGATACAATATTGACTTCCTTTGGCAAGCGCTTCCTCATCGGAGAAATCGGCCCAGACCAGGTTATCGCTGACCTCGAAAGCAAGGGGTTTTCTGCCCCCGAGATTGGCGTTGCTCTCCAGGAACTACAGAATATCTTCGCGGCAAGCAATGCGTGGTCCCGAGCTATCACGGGGACAGGCGACGGAGGCGATGCTCAAAGCTTTGATCTGTTCCTCGACGCCTCTCAAAATGGGAGCAGCGATGCGCTTACGGAGAGCGTGAGGAGAGAACTTGCCGCTGGCACAATAGCGGCCACAGACGCGAGAACCATCATCAACGAGGCCCAGCAGGCTGATGAACGGCTTGGAAAAGCGCCTACGTTGAACGGGGCTACTGTGATCGACTCGCAGACTACGCTCAATAATCGATTAAAAGATATATCCGTGCTAGGTCTGAGAGAGACAGATGAGATACGCGAGAGATTTGCAGGGGTTGCTACACAAAAGGGGATAACCATACCATTCTTTGACGACGCGCTACTCCAAGATCGTATTCAAGCCTCAGCGGCTGCTGTGATGGCAGGAGATAAGCCTTCGTTCACGGACGCATTCAATGCCGCAAGGGCTGAAGAAGCTGTGGCCGTGAAGGAATACATTGACCAGTTGATAGCTTTGGGTATAGTAGCTCCAAGACAGCCTTCCTCGCTTTCACCTGTTGCTCCAGTTAGCACCCGATTGAGGCCCAGATAATGGCAGACGATCTAGATAGGGCGCTTCGCGATCTCGCATCGCTTACGCCAGCACAAGCTCCCCAGCCGGAAGATGACGCTGATGCAGCTACGGGAGGTGTGGCCTCTTCGCCTTCTGTTGCTCCGGCTACAGCACCGGCTGGGGGGACAGGGTCCCTTGGGGAGACTAAGAAAAAGGGCAGTTTGCTAACAGGCATCTCCAGGGCCGGAGAAGCGGCGCTGGCTCTCGTAAGCGGTACTCCTTCTGCTTTGAGGGGGCCTGGCGGGGATGTTGCCAAGGGGATCGCGATAGGCGTGGTAAGAGTGCCCGCTGTAGCTATCGGAAATACTCTCGATACTGCCGCCGACATCGGAGCATACGGTGGTGAGTTTCTGTCGGATCAACTGCGAGGGACATCTCTTGAGAAACCCATCAGAAAAGGCGCTCGCGCAATCCTCAATGCTCCAGGCTTCAAACAAGCCGAGCAACTCATTAATTCATTCGACGCTGATGATAGTGGCGATCCTGACTTTGGGTTCGTACTTGGCGGGAGTGATTTTGGCTTTGACCGTGTTGGAAATGACCTCGCGAATGACTTTACAGCACAGGCAGGAGCTTTTCTCACCGGATACGGCGCAGTTCGTTCTCTTGCGACCCGAGGCGTTCCTATCGCACGTAACGTGTTCAAGTCCCCCAGCCTCATTAAGAGAGTAGGCGCTGAAGTTGTCGCTGGTGGTATTGCCGATCTCACTGTGGTCACGGCTCAGGAGCGCAACCTCTCTGGGGTGCTTAAAGATCATGGCGTGTTGCCTGAGTTCCTGGACTTCATGGCAATTGATGACGATGATGGGCGGCTTGAGCAGAAATTCAAGGGAGCCCTTGAGGGGGCCTTCATTGGGGCGGGATTGGAGTTCGTTGGAGACGGCCTTCTGCTAGCCTCCAAGGCGTACAAAAAGCTGCGGCAAGGTAAGGTAGTAGAGGCCGACTCGCTGATCGCACAGGCCAAAGAGAAATTAGGGGCTCCCGCCGATACGGGCACGAAAAAGATCAAGACCTCGGCCGTAGATGGAGGCAAGGCTAATCCTGACCAGGCTCTGAAGGACAAGCTGGATCGCTCCTTCGCCCGGCAGAGAACGCTCGCCAAGGCTGCCCTCAATCGTAGAGCACGTGCTGCTGGCGTAGCCTTGCCCACGGAAGAGGTTCCTGGAGCGGCGGCTACCAAGGTGCCAAAAGAAGGAGAGCCCACCAGGACCCTTCCCAGGGCTGCCAAGGAGGCTGAGACGGCGGCAAAGAATATCCGCCCTGTCTCCAAGGAGACTCTCGTTACGGATGCCAATAATGCTCTTCAAGTCGCGGGCGTTAACGAGCGGCTGACCGTGGAGGGGCTTTCTGTTTCGGCCGACGGTAAGTTCATCGTGTCCATCGATGCCCAACACAAGCTTCAGGATATGGGGATGGCGGATGCGTTCACTACGGCGAGAGAGGGAGTGACCGGGCCGAATACTATCGTATTCAGGGGTCAGGACAGCAAAGGCGAGGTCCGCGTTGCCGGTGCCATGACCAGAGAAAATTTCGCTGAGTTTGGGGCTCGCGTGAAGGCACTCGCCACGCTGGCGAAAGAGGCTGAGGGATTTGACGACGCGGGAAGAGTTCTGAAGAATGTCGTAGATATTAAGAAGGGGAAGAAGGGCCAGTTCACGTTCTCTCACGCCGGGTCCACCGTAGATGCCGCTGTTGCGATGCGCGCCATTGTGGACAGTCTGCCAGATAGCATCAAGTCTGTGGTCTCAGATAAGGCCATGTCGAACGCTGTGGCGCAGTTGCGTCGGAGCATTGGCGGAGATGACGAGACTATCCTGGCATTCGCTCAATCTATTGCAGCTAGTCCTGACCAGCAGGCGGTTGCGATGCTGGTCACTCGGGTTTTCTTTGAAGACGCCAGCGCTGCGGTTGACGATGTTGCGAAGCTCGACTGGTTTACGGCTTCTCCAGAGGCTGTAGAGCAGGCCCTTGAACAGGTGCATCAATACACTGTGCTTGCTGCGCTCTTCTCTCAGCATAAGTCGGCCGCTGGACGTACCCTGCGTGCTCTACAAATTCCCAATAGGGACATCTACAAAGCGACTTTTGGCTTGGACAAGTCCGTGAGGGCTGGCCCTGATGAGTTTCCTCTTCCGCGTAATCGCCAAGAGCTGGCCGATTGGACCCGCATTTGGAAAGCCCTGGGAAATAACCCCGAAGGACGCCTCGATTGGGTATTCAGAAAGACATTCAAATTGCAGAGTGGCTTTGGACGTACTCGTAATGCAATAGCGAACTTCTGGACCATGTCTATCTTAATGGCAGTAAGAACAGTTGACTTAAACGTCATTGGTCCTGCGCTTGTGGGCGGTCTCAGGACCTTTGAAAAGTCATCGGGCGCTGTGTTGCAGGCCATCGCTCCGGTAGCGAAATCTACAGGGCAGCGTATAGAGTTGCTTAATGAGGCAAGGGATGCAGCCCGTTCTTACGCTTCGTTAGGCTTTCAGACTACTTCTTTCTTTTCCAAAGCACTCTTCAATGCCTTATCCGGTAATCCGATGTTAGCCGGACTAGATGATAATCTTGCAGCGACGGCAGGGAGATTTGCATCAAGGTCGTTCAAAGAGAACAAAGTTCTCACAGGGGCGCGAAATTCAGCCTTTGACTTTGAGAACAGGTTTCAAGCGGTCAATGAGGATGTCCTGGAGGCAAGTGGGCAAACAGGAGCATTTAATAAAGGGCTTCACATTCTTGCCAACTATATCAACGTGCTGCCTAGAGTATTCTCTAGAGTCAATGCTAGCCTCGATGATTTTACGTCTCGGTTATCCGCTATAGGGGAGGCTCAGGCCGATGGTTATAGGCTGGCTCGTGAGCAGGATATTCCTGATGGACAAGTCCATCGTTTTGTAATGGACCACATAGGTTCTCAATTCGATGAACTTGGAGGGATCAGCGATAGAGAGTTCAAGAGGCGGGCGCTTCGTACTACACTGACGGATCAAGTCGGCACTACGTTAAAAAGCGGTGATGAGAGTTTGGGCAAGACAGCCGGTAACACCATCAATAAAATCCGCCGTAATTTCCCAGAGACTCGTTTCATAATCCCCATCTTTTCCATCACGGCCAACGGCCTCGGAGAAGGACTACGACGCATCCCCGGTGCCAACCTCTTGCTTCAAAGGCATATGAGAGAATTGTCTGGAGAGTTCGGTAAGACGGCGGAGAATGAGGCTTATGGAAGGATGCTTTCCGGGGCGGCGCTCACTCTGATTGGGCTTCAAATGGCAAGAAGCGGCAGACTTACGGGATCGGGGCCTGATGATCCTGCCGATCAAGCGGCATGGCAGGCGAAGTATCGCAAATGGTCGATGCGTATTGGAGATCAATGGGTTGACTATTCGCGATTTGACATCCTCAACGTAACCCTTGCTGTCCCGGCCGCGATCTACGATAGCACTGTCTACCGCGCCCAGGATAAAGAGGCAGGCGAAAAGGCCATTCTAGGGGTAGCTGCAATTGCGGAGATGATGAGAGATCGTTCTGCTTTGCAGACCTTATCGGACTTTGCGTCAATCGGCGATCAGGGAGAGGGACGTACTATATCTAACGTGAACCGTTTCTTTAACGGTCTGGTTTCAGGCTTTGTGCCTAACTTCATTCCCACGCTTTTCACTGATCCATTGGACCCTGTTTTACGAGAGGCATCAAACCCGTGGGAAGCTGTGCTCAAAAAGCTGCCTTTCGCAAGCACTACTCTTGATCCGATTTTCGACACGTTCGGCAATCCAGTCTACAAGCCTCGCGATACTCTTCTGGAAGGTGTGCTTCCGATTACGCTTACCGATGATGTTTCGTGGCAAGAGAACCCGGTTAGCAACGAAATTCACAGGCTGTATGAATCGACCGGATATGGTGCAGGATTGCGGCGGGCTGACCATCTTGATGATGGCGAGTTCAAATCCGAACAGGTGAACCTCGAAGATGGGTCTTCAATGTTCTCAACCTACATGAGAATGCGCAGAACGACACGCATTAAAGGTAGAACCCTTGAAGAGAGCGTAGGAGCCCTGATCGCCTCTCCCCGCTATGCCCGTGCTGTGGATGCGGGACCGGATGCGCGGCCACAGGGAAGGCAAGAAAGCAGAGGAAAGCTGATTGGTGATATATTCACGGATTTCAACAGCGAGATCAGAACGCAGCTTGCACGACAAAGCCCTATCGCTCGTAGACGGCTTGCATTGACGCGAGCGAAGAGAGATGATACAGGGTCTCTTGCGACGCACTCTGTCGATGAACTGGCTGAGAACGAAGACCTGCTCAATGCCCTCGGTATCAATATCCAGGCATATGAGCGTAAAGTGACAGGACGGTAACACAATCATGGCATTCCTTTCAAGAACTGAAACAGTCAGCGATGGCGTCACGGCAACCTTCTCTGTTGGGTTCCCGTTTCTGGATAGAACGCATGTCCAGGTCTTCACTACTCCGGCCGGCGGCACAATTGCTGTGGCGTATACGGGCGTAGTGACTTTCGTCAGCGATGCCCTTGTGAGTCTCAATCCGATCCCTGCAAACGGTGTCCTGGTCTCTGTACGTAGGGCTACTCCAAACACAGGGCTGGTCATCACCCTCACCGCACCTAGCACGTTCTCTGCCGCTGAGAACAATCTCGTGTTCACCCAGCTTCTATACCTCGCTCAGGAGGCGACTGACGCGGGCACAGACCTCACAGCCGCCGGCATCGTGATCGTCCCTACTGGCAGCTTTGGGCTAGGGTCTGCGGCGTCGCCTAGCATGACATTCATAGGAGATACCGATACTGGTATCTTCTCACCATTAGCTGGCAAAATTGCAATTACTGCTGATGGGCTGGAGAATTTCAGGTTTCAACGGAACGGCGTGAATAGAGAGTTCGGTTCAGCCAATCTGATTGACAACCTGATCGGCGGCCAGCACGCGGCCGACTTCATGCACAATGGGGACAAGACCTACCTGCGTTCCTTGATTATCACTGAGTCTGGCGACACTGCCGATCTTGCAATTCGCCGTGTTAACGGGACTTTGTCAGCACCAACGCCACTGCTCCTCGATGAGCTTGAAGGGGTCTTCTACTGGCAACCGTGGCTAGGCGATCCTCGCGGATGGGGAACTGGTATATCGCCGGCAGAGGGGCGCTCTGCGATGCTGTTTTCCAGGTCTACCGAGCCCAACGCCACAAGGGGAGCCCCTGACTATTTCTCCGGTGGAAACTTCGTGATGGGCGTGACGCGACACGGTCAACATACTATTCAGGAGCGCGTCTGGGTTAATCACGATGGCTCTATGGTCATCGCCGGCAATGCTCGCGAACCAAACGGATTGGTGGACTCCACCAGTGTAAACGGCTTGGCTAACCAGAAGGCTTTCGTGGATATTTACGTCCCGGATGAAACATCGCGGCCATTCCTAGGGTTCCGGCACGATGATGACATTTCGGAGGGTTTCTATCTCCGAATGAACCAGGGAAACAACGAGCTTTCAGTAGCCCGCAGCATAGAGGACGTGCTGACAGAAATCGCACGGCTTACTGGCGACGGGCTGCGTATAAAGCAGGACATCTATATCCTGAATAACAGCGCTGCGATTGCCGGGCTGGGTAATGTGTCCATCTTGAGGCGAAGCACCGCAACGGGAGACCTTGAAATTGTCGCCTCTGGCAATGTGGCCGGACGGCGGGTCATCATTGAGAAGAAGGCCGGCGATGGGGACATTATTGTCGGGACGAACGGTACAGAGATTAAAGGATGGGTGACCAAACCCGGCAATCCAGCGGCCCAGGCTGTCAAGACAGCGACACAGACCGATGTCACTGGCGCGGGTGCCGTTGTCACAGTGCTGTTCGAGACAGAGACCTATGACCAGTCCGCCAATTACGATCCGGTTACAGGTATCTTCACGGCTCCGGTGACAGGCAAGTACAGGTTCTCCTCGACAGTAACGCTAGGAGGGCTAACCGCTGCGGCCAGTCGAGCAGTGATAAGTGCGGTCGGCACACCAAAGACGTTTTCCGCTGAGGGCGGCGATCCTCAGCCGGACGTTAACAGTCGCTTCACGCTGGAGATTTCAGGAACGATCCTGCTGGCTGCCGCACAGACGCTGAAAATCCAGGTGGCGGTCGAGGGAGAAGCCACTGACGTAGTGGACATTCTGGGTGAGACGGCGATAGGTAACGCCGGCACCGCATTCAGCGTGGAGCTTATAGCATGATCGATATCATCGCCAAAAAGGAAAGTAGCGACGCATTCGACTACTTCAGCCGCATGGAAAGCAGGCTTACCTCTCTGGAAACGTCTCAAACGGCCGTGCGTGAAGACTTCAGGCGGCTTGAGGCCACGTTCAATGAGGGACTCAGAACGCTTGCGGCCTCGATTGAGAGCAGACGCCTGAGTGTATTCCAGGTATGGGCTCCCGTCATCGCCACGTTGGCCTTGATTGTCACTGTAGGGGGCTATATGATGGAGAGTGTCAAGACCGACATCGCAGCGGAGGCGGCTGCACGTATCCGCCTTGAAGACAGGCTACTGGCTGATTAGCGCCAGCGAAGACAGGCTACTGATTGAAACACAAAGGACCGCAGACAAATGACAGCCTTTACCCGTAAAAGCCCCGTGCTCAGAGAGGTGGATGTTCTTGAGTCCGCCCTGACTCCCGTGGCCACAGTGATTGAACTTCTCAACGATTTCAGACCGTGGGCTCCTCACGTGTTCGTTGGCGTTAGGTTCTTCGATGGCGCTGGTGCTGAAGTCGTACCTTCGGCCGGCACTGTCACCTACAACGTCAAGCCGATCACGACAGGCCAATACGAACCCCTCTCCGCAGGCAACGTCGCACAGGCGGCCACCCCAGAGACCAAGACGGTATCGGCTCCCCCTATTCTTGGGATCAAAGCTACCCCGTCCGGGATCGTCGGCGCAGTCAATTATATTCTGACTGTCGCCATGTTCCTGCAAGCATAGGAGTGCACAATAATGGCCCTTCCTTCAGCGTTCCGAACCTCTCAATCCGATCCAGGTCCGGCAGAGTTCAACATCTTGGCGCAGGATACCACCGTAAAACCGGCCTTGTCCTTTCGTCAAGCAAATGACTCTTCGTTCGGCTACGACGTAGACCTTGAAGTCGCCAGTGTCGGAAGAATGGATTGGTTTCGGGTGGTCAGCGGCGCTCGGACGCTATTCATGTCGATCCTGCGAGCCTCTGGTAACGTGGGGATCGGAAAGACGCCGGACGCGGCGGCGAAGTTCGATGTCGAGGGCAGCATCAAGATCAAATCGTTTGCTAAGGCGGCTCTTCCATCGGCTGCGGCGGTAGGTCAAATGATCTACGTCTCCGATGATATTGGAGGGGCAGTCATTGCGTTCTCCGACGGAACAAACTGGCGGAGAGTAACCGACAGGGCAATCATAGCATGACCCTTCCTTCAGCGTTCCGCAGCGGGATCGAGGAAGTGCAGTGGCCGCCCGAGGCCGTTGGCATCGCTGTCTCTGACGAAACAACAGCACTGACAACAGGGGTCGCCAAAATAACTTTTCGGATGCCCTATGCCTTCGATCTTTTAGGTGTACGTGCTTCATTGACGACGGCGCAAGCTACAGGGGCTATCCTTACTGTCGATCTAAACGAGGGAGGGCTGTCTATCCTCTCGACCAAGCTAACCATCGACAACACCGAAAAGACCTCAGTCACAGCCCTGACTCCCGCTGCTATCTCAGATACTGCTCTTGTTGATGATGCGGAAATCACCGTCGATGTTGACCAGATTGGTGATGGGACGGCTAAAGGTTTGAAGATTTGGTTGATTGGCAACCGCACATGACTTTCATCCTAAATCCATTCCGTTTTTCGGCAGCAGCCCCAGGATTTCCGTCCGTTGAAGGAACGCAAACCACGCTCATTGAGTCGGGCGCAGGATCACATCTTGTCAATTTGCCGGCGGGAGTTGTTACCGGCGAGCTACTTATCGGGATCATAAGCCACAGCGGCGGCAGCGGAGACATTTTAACCACACCTGCGGGATGGAGTCGGATAGTTTTCGGGAACAGTAACGGTGTCACACAAGCGGCTTACGCTCGCGTCGCTGATGGAGCTGAAGGGGCGCAGATCGATTTCGTGACGGCGACATTTACCCGTATCAATGCAATTGTTTACCGAATTAGCGGGCACAACGGCCTTACCGGCGTGGAGGCTGTGGCAACAACCGTTGGTTCTCCCAGTGAGTTTCCCGATCCCGCTCAACTCTCTGCCTCCTGGGGCGCGGCGGACACGTTGTGGATCGCATCGTGTGCGATTAACTTTGGGCAGCGACTTACGCCGGGCGCTCCAGCGAATTACACCAACCTGATCGCGATGACCGCGCAGGCGAGCATTTCGTCGCGCCATTCTGCGGCTGTCGCGCAAAGGGCTTTCAACGCCGCGTCCGAAAATCCAGGCTCGTTCGACTGGTCGCTCGACGCCAAGACGGCCAATGCCTGGATCGCGATGACAGTCGCCATCCGACCGGCCGCGTGAAGTCCAAGAAAGGACCTATTTAGACATGACCACCCAACAAGACGATAATCCCGGCCACCAATTGATGAACCTTCTGGTGACGGCCATGATCCAGAAACTCAGCGATAAGGGCAGCGAAGTCGATGCTTCGACCCTCAATGTCATTCGCCTGTTCCTCAGCGACAATTCCATCACGCTGGCACACGTCAAGAAGGGCAACTTTGGTCTGTTCGCCAAGGAGGTTGCTGAGGAGTTGCCTTTTGACGAAGACGACAACCGTGTGTTCCTTCAGTAACCGATAAGGAGTAGCCTACCATGATCCCCTTTGAGTTCTATCTGCTTGTACTGCTGGCCTGGTCTCCCCTCGATCAGAAAGTTGTGGTGGACGCCGTGCCTGTCATCGATCTGGAGACCTGCCAACAAGCTTCTGAGGCCGTCACAGCCTTTGCCAAGGAGAAGGGTCTCGAAGACATTCGCGTCTCGTGCGTCTCCTCCGCGAAGGTCGGCAAGACCGTTTAGCTCAGCAAAGGTGTTCTGCCCGTGTCTAGGAACGATAGAGGCTGGATAGGTGTCGATTTCGATGGCACACTGGCGCGGCACTCTCCCGCCAAGAGAACCGTATCTGAATACGCTCCTTATGAGCTAGGCGAGCCTGTGCCTATCATGCTGGAGCGTGTAAAAGAGTGGGTACGGCAGGGTAAAAAGGTGAGGATCGTCACTGCCAGGGTAGCGCCTCCCTACTATGGGGGCACCAAGAGGGAGGTCATTCGTGCTATCCACGAATGGTGTGCCGAGAATGGTCTTCCTTTCCTGCCAGTGCAGGCTCACAAGGATCAGGATATGGTCGCCTTGTGGGATGATCGCGCCATACAGGTTCAAGTGAACACAGGCCGGCGGCGCACTGAAGGGTGGGAACCCTGGCCTACCGGGGATGCTTGACAAGTGAGCCGCAATCCGCGTATCGCCGGGTCTTTCAGGAACTTCCTCACCAAGACGTGGAGGTCTCTTGGCTTTGCTGACCCTACACTCCTTCAGATGGACATGGCCGAGTGGATGCAATACGGCGGGGACCGCATCATCACTATGGGCTTCAGGGGGGCATCCAAAACCTACATCGCTATTCCTTTCTGTCTGTGGACCCTCTACAGGGATGAGCAGCTAAAGGTTCTTAACACCTCCGCGACCGGCCGCTTCGCCTCTTCAAACGCGGCTTTCGCGTGGAAGATGATCAATACCTTCCCGTGGCTCTCCCACATGAAGCCCATGAAGGACCAGAAACAGTCAGCCCTTGAGTTCGATGTGGCGGGTGCCGAGCCCTCTAAGGACGCTTCCTTCGCATCGGAGGGCATCTTTGGACAGCTAACTGGGCGACGGGCCGATGTTATCCTTGCAGATGACGTGGAGACCCCTAATACCTCGGCTACGGAGGGCGCAAGAGAGGACTTGAGGGCTCGCATCAAAGAGTTCTCTGCGATCATCAAGCCGAATGGCAAGATTTTGTTCCTGGGGACCGCACAGCATGAAGAAACTGTCTACCTGGAGAGGGAGTCGGTCGGGTTCTCCGTGCGCATCTGGCCCATCCTATATCCGGGGAAAGACGACAAGGGAGCCGAGGAAGCTCTGCGGTACGGTCACAGGCTAGCGCCGATGATCGGTAACGCCCTCAAAGACAACCCACTACTGGCCCATACTTCGACGGAACCTTCGCGGTTCACCGAAGAGGACATCGCACAGCGGCAAATCGAGTGGGGAAACACGGAATTTGATCGCCAGTTCCGTATGTTCCTCGATGCCGGGAAGACGACAGACAAGCCTCTTAAGCTGCGAGACCTCATGGTCATGGACATATCGCAGCCCGAGCCCGGTGAGAAGATCAAGCTACCTGCGTCCACTCAGTGGGTAACGCTTAAAGATCAACTTATAAGTCCGCAGATTTCTACCGACTCCCTGACAGGCGACTCTCAGTTATTCGAGCCCGTTATCCCGACAGTGGAGCAGGCTGGCGGCCCTGTCTGGGTTCCTCCCGACTCTGTGTTCATGTGGATCGATCCCTCGGGAGAAGGCTCGGATGAAACCACGTGGACGATCACTGCGTTGCTGAGAGGCAAGGTCTTCATGCTGTGGCAGGGAGGAGACCGCAGGGGGTCATCCGAGCCGGTCCTCAAGCAGATCGCCGTCGATGCGAAGGCGTGGGGAGTGAACCTTGTGCAGGTAGAGTCCAACTTCGGGCAGGATATGATGGCGAACCTGCTCCAGCCTTATATGAAAGACATAGGGCATCCCTGCAAGGTGGAGCCTGTCTCTGCCGGGCGCGTTCAGAAAGAGGTCAGGATCATCGCCACGCTGGAGCCTGTCATGAGCACGCACAGGCTGATCGTCAATGCGGAAGTCCTGAGGCGGGATTTCAATATCGGATATTCGGACATAGAGGATGCCAGGAAGCGCTTCTACAGGCTCACCTATCAGTTGACGCGAGTGAGCAAGGTGCGGGGGTGCATCGCTCACGATGACCGCCTGGACGGGCTATCAAGGGCTGTGGCGTACTACTCGGATGCCCTGCGGAAGTCCACCAAGGACGCTGAGGCGCAAATCAAGGCGGACGCCATGCAGGGGGAGATTGACAAGCTGATCGAAACGCGAATAAAGCAAGGTCTCTATAGGCCGGAGAAGAGTTCGTTGGTGAAGAGAAAGAGTGTCGGCAACAGGCTGACTTCCTTGATGTTTGCGAATAGAGGGAAAAAGGGGAAATGAACATACACTGGACACTAGTTAGAAATGTATCCAAAGAACACACAACATGGGTGGCATATTATAAAGGCATGGTCTGTCCTATTGACGCTTCTCATCCCGAGTGGTTGACAAGGAGGGGAAGGGCGCTTGCCAGGAGGTTGGCGAAGAACGCCTTTAAGAGTGGATGCAGAACGTAATGCCAAGCGGCAAATATGGCAGCATTTCGTGGTCAATTCACGGGGTGCCGAAGGGTTCTGCATTCAAGCAGACTCTGCGGGCCAGGGTAAGAAATCGTGAAGTGACGATCCCTTTGCTCGATCCGTGGGCTTTGATGTCGGATGAGCAACGCATCCACACCCTTGAGGCTGTAAAGGCCAGTCTATGCCCACGCGAACCGCGATAACCATCAAGAGAACCGATAATGCGGCGCTTGTTCATCATCTCCACGAGAAGATATTCAAGATGGGGGCGGATTGGGAGACCGCCGATGCTTACTGGCTGGCGCTGGATCGCAGCAGAGAGGATAGCGCCGAGATCGGCTTTGCGGCTGCCCAGTATCTGCCACTGAGCCTGGAGACGGATTATGACCAACCTGCGGTGTTCCTGCACAGGGTTGGAGTCTTTCCTGAGTACGCCGGCAAGGGTATACAGAGGCGGTTGATCCTGGCGAGGGAACGGTGGGCGATGAGGCAGGGTGCTACACTTGTAGTAACCTATGCGAGCCGTCATAACGAGCCCTCTATTGCGAACCTCTTAAGGATGGGCTATAGGTTTGCGGAGCCGTGGATAGGCTACTCGGCCAAGGAATGGGTGTTCTTTACGAAGGAGTTGGAGCATGTGTAAGAACGCTGTTAGAAGGCTGCTGGATGCGCTGCGGATATTCGTCGTGGTGCCGGTGGGCGTGATCCTCATTGCGGTGGCGTTCAGGTTTACCGCTGAAGTGTTGTATTTCGGGATACAACTTGCCGGGGTTGTAGGGCTGCTCTGACCTGAACAGCAAATTTTCTGGCCCATATCTCACACCCTGATATGTAGGGAGGAGGCAGCCCCCGCCCCCCTCGCCCCCTCGCGATCCTTATAGGGGGCCAGATACGGCCTATTTCGCAGCGAGCGAGGCCGAGCTATCCCTAAGCCATTGATCTTGCTCATACATTCTAGCATTAGCGCTTAATCCTTATTAAACGCGGGGCGCTTAGTCTCTCTTTTTCAAAACCCTAGTTGGCGACTAGGGTATGCTACACTTGTAATACGTCCATCACTGCGTGGGCGTTTGTATTTTTTCTTTTGAGCCTATTGACAACGCCTAAGCGGGCCTATATATCAGGCGGGAAGCAAGAGGAAACCGACCATGACCAAGTACGACATTCACTTTGCAGACGGGCGTGACGGCGAAACCAGCCTAAAACCTCTTTCGCGCGCCGCCGATGAATGGTTAAATGAACGCTTTGCGGTCATCACGTATGACCTAACGCGGGATCAAATGCTGGCGATTGCGGCCGAAGCTTATAAAGCGGGTTTTAGAGTTAGAGGCGCGGGTCTCGCGATCCGCCGTTGCAGAAACCACTAGCCAAGTGACCGACTTACAGGGGATCAATCATAGGTCCCTTGTTTGGCGATCACGCCACAAAGAGCCACAAAGAAAGGAACACACGCGCAATGAAAATCACCAATGATCTATTGCAAGCTAAGAACCCTTGGAACCCTTGTGAAAGCGGGCTTGCCGCGTTTAATGCGGAATACCCAGACGGATTAGAATTGTCGGATTGGACCCTTGAACGCCAACTTACTCTTTTGAAAACGTCAAAGGTCTGCCGTCTCTATTTTGGGTGGGCGGTAAAGGTAGGCATAATTCCGGCATGGTCAATGGCTAGAGTAGACCTTAGCAATATTGACCTTAGCGGTGCGAACCTTAGCAGGGCGGACCTTAGCGGGGCGGACCTTAACATGGCGAACCTTAGCGGTGCGAACCTTAGCAGGGCGGACCTTAGCGATGCGAACCTTATCGGGGCGAACCTTAGCGATGCGAACCTTATCGGGGCAAACCTTATCGAGGCGGACCTTAGCAGGGCGAACCTTAGCGGTGTGCGCCTTAGCGATGCGAACCTTATCGGGGCGGACCTTAGCGCTTAGTGACCAATTTTCAGGGGATCATCAGGTCCCCTGCTTGGTGTTCACACGAAAAAAGGAGACAAGATATGACAACCTTCGGTAAAAGAGTAGCGCGCCTCGCCCGCGATGCCAGACGTGACGCAATGTCGGATATTGCAGAAATTGAGCGGCGGGTTTATATGGACGCCTTCGCGCGCTGCAAGCCTATCTCAATCGTGCCTTATGATCTTGCAAAAGCCGCCGCGCAAGTGACACCTAGGCATGATGTAGCGCAGCGGGCCGTCGTCGCAATACGCAAATCAAAGTGACCGGCTTACAGGGGATCAATAGCATGGTCCCTTGTTTGGTGCTCACAAGAGAGGATAATGACCATGACAACGCGAACACAAGATCAAGAAGAGGCGGATTTTTACGAGGCGCACGCACTCCTGACCAGTCTGTCGAAAGAGCAATTAGTCGCCTTAGCGATTGTAAAATGGGGCGAGAAACATGGGCCAGAAGGCACGGCCCCGCGCGACCACGCCGACAAAATTAACAGACAACTAGCGCGCGAGTGCTCTAAAAACGAATTGATTTTAGAATTGTCAGCCTATTTAGCGCATGGCGAACTCATAAAGTGACCGGCTTACAGGGGATCATTCAAGGTCCCTTGTTTGGCGATCATGCCACGAAGAAAGGGACTATACCATGATAGAGAAGCCTGTCTTAGACCTTATCATCGCCCGCGCCGTCCTTCCAGAAGTATTCGGAAAAAGCGAGGGAGATGATCCACACCTTTTACTGCAAACCCGCTTAGCTAAGCACTTTAATGGGTGGACCGGGTGGCCTTCCGTTGGCGGGTGGCGGAACGGCGAAGGGGAAATTGAGACGGAACAAAGCCGCACCTACGAGGTGGCCATTTCCATACACGACAGAAACGTCTTCCGGGATATTATCGCCCAATGGGGACACGCCTACGGACAAGAAAGCGTTTATGTCGTGGTGGACGGCAAGGCTAATCTCCTCCCTACGAAAGACCGGGACTACTCAGTGGTCCGTGACTAAGTGACCGGCTTACAGGGGATCGATAACATGGTCCCCTGTTTGGTGATCACGCCATAAAGAAAGGAAGCTAAGCTATGTCACACTTTTATGCACGTATCCCGGTATCCGACCGGGTTAACGCTCCTACGGCTTGCGGATCGAAAGCCGGCGGTATAGCTGTCCAAGCGCAAACTTGGTTAGGCCGCATCGTGGTGGACCTGTCACACGATAAGGAAACGGGCCTCGATAATTTCATCATCGGGAGTTACAGTAACCCCGAGGGCTATGGCGGTCCTGAATTTATTCAATATATCGCGAAGGGGGTAGTTGGCCAACGTATCCCTTCCGTGTTAGACGCGGCGAGCATAATCAATGACGCTTTAATCTATCTGGAAAGCGCCAGCGAACCCGGAACACCCGCCGAGGGCGTGCTAAAACGCGCCAAAGAATTTATGGGAGCGTTCACCAATGACAAGGCTTGAGATTAAAAAATGCGAAGACATGGTGCATCTGGTATATACGGGGCCGGGTGCTAGGTGCGCTATGATCGCAAAAGGCCCGGCCAAGGTGCGCCCCTTCATGGAGAACGCCGTCAGGGAGTTCTCAAAGCAACAGCCCTCTCGCGACAAAGGGGGCTATATCACTCGGCGAGTATTCGAAGAGGCGATAGCATGGGTTCTGGTATTCGGCGGTTCGTCCCTTAAGGCCAAACAATTGCAGGATGTTCAGGCGGGGCGGGAGATTAATTTGACGCGAACCTGTCAAGGCGATAAGGTCGGCGATAGAGTTCGCGCAACATGGAGAAAGGCGCATGGCTATGAATAGGGAATTGAAAGCTAACTTGTGTTTCTTCGGAGCGCTAGGGCTATTCCTTTTAGCGGGCGAGCTGTGGAGCGACCATCATCAGGATGTCGCGCTGGTTGCGGGGTTCTTTGCATGGGGACTGGGGCGAAAGGCGTGGGAGCTAATGCCGGAGCTGCCAGAAGAGCACTACGATGATGCTTGCAGCGCTAAAGAGATTGCAGAGGCTTTCAGGAAAAGGTGGCAGAGATGAAAACGTTTAGAAACAGAGAAGGCCGGACTTTACAGCCTGGCACTTGGTATAATTTTGGCGGTAATATATCGCTTATGCTATTTGCCAAGCGGAAGAACTCAAAGCGCTGGAGCTATGCGATGCGCTGTGACACGACAGGAGAGATCACACATACGAAAGGACCTGCCAGCGAAGATGCGGTCTCTATGGGGCTGTATCGCTCGGCAACGCCCGTAGGCTATGCGTCTTTCTGCTTTGGGAGGGATTTCCATGAAGAAGAGTAATCTGGAGCCACGCGTCTATAAAACGGCGCGCGGGGCCGAACGGCGATACGCGGTCCTGTCTGCACAGTGGCCGGATAGGCGTTTCTGCATCGCGGCGGCCGGCAAGGGCCTCTACCCTTGGAGATGGGCGGTTCACTGCTTCGATGAGAAAGCCCAACGGTGGGTAATATGTACGTGACATCGGCGCACTGGACCATAAACGGATACACAATCACGTCATGGGGCAATGGGCTATCCTATGGCATAGTGGCCCCAGACGGGCGATCCTGCTATCTAGACGGCGATGATGCAAGTCTATGGCGCGCTGCTTATGATGCGGCGGATGAGACGGTGGAGGGAGCGGGGCGGTTTCTGGCGGAAACTGTGGCGGATTATCAACTGGAAGGGAGGGGATAATATGTCAGTAACCTATGAGGAATTAGACGCGATCCGCGCCCGGTACGGTAGTACCAAATGCTGGAGGAGAATGGACGATGAAGAATGACACCCTATCCCCTTGGTTAGCCTTTGGGCTTGACTTTTATCAAGATAGCCCTACAAGGCTCGCAGCGCTTCACTGGTGCGCGTCTTCTGGCGAGCTACCTGCCTACCTAGAAACCCTAAGACCGCACCACGGGGCTAGGTTGCGCCATGCTATGGGCTATCTATCGCCGGCAACTCAACGGCTCTACTATCAAACCTTCCTAGGCGTTCTGAAGGCGGCGCGGATCGACTTGCAAGGTTGGCCTAAAGCTCCCAGAGTCCCCAACATCAAGCGCCGTGATCCGCTCGAAGAGGACGATCTACAAAATGTCCTTAATTGGCTCAGGGGGCGAAAATGGCATAGGACGGCGGCGCTAGGCTATTTGCTCAGACATACAGGTATGCGGGCTGACAAGGAAGCCCTCCACTCGGCCCTTCACATATCGAGGATCACGCCCGCAGAGGGCAAGCCCTACGTGCTGCTTGAGATTGACAAGGGCAAAGGGGACGATTATAGGGCCGTGCCTGTCACAGACCCTACGGCGGCAAGCATCCTGGCAAATTCCGAGGTGATGCACCATATCAGGCAGACACCTTATTCGACGCATCGGCAGCGTTGGAAGATGGCGGTTGACACGCTTGGAATTAAGTCTAAGCTGCCAACGCTTCATTCGCTACGGCACGCTTATGCCACTGACTGTTATCGCAAGACGGGAGACCTCACCGCAGTGCAGCACCTTCTGGGACACAAAGACGTGAACACGACGACGCGGTATCTGGCAGTCAGAACGCATCAGGACCTCGCTGACGCTTTATCAGCTACCATACAGGCGATAGCATGAGCATCCGGGCTATACTCAATATCAGAGGGTTTTCACATGACTTCTGGTTTGATGAGAAGAGCGAGAGCGATCTCATAAGCAGGCTTAATTCTACGGGCTTTACGAGGGTGTATAAGCAAGACCCTTCGGAAGTTAAGCTGACAAACTGGCCGCTTTATACAGCACCGTGGCATTACATTCGCTGTGAGGAAGTCTCTATTATCCAGATCACTGAGATCAAATAAGGAACCGTGCAATGGGCGAATGCTATATAACATACCCCAATGGAGCCACCCGTGACATCAGAGACCATGTCGCCGAGAACCTTGCAATGTCAGCGGGAAGCGGATCAAAGGGATTGTGCGATAGGAAGGAGGATGAAGAGCCTTCAGTCGGGAAATGCAAATCCGATCTTGCAGCGGTGGGTGGGAAAGTCAGTAGAGCCCTGCGCGCGAAGGATGCGAGACGTAGCAAGGGCGTGGGCGGAAAAGGAGTGGATTACGGTTGGGGAGCTTTTGACGACGGATGTATTCGGCTTGGCATCGGCGTCTCAACATTCCCATTCGCTGACACCGTTGCTGCTCTGGTGTTTGCAGGGCTCATCAAGAGCAACTATGCAACCAGGCTCCTCTACTCCAATGTCCTTCTCGAACGACTTAATGCTTACGGCAGTGGGGTCTCTGATCTCAGGTATCGTGCTAAAGAGCGCGCGGGGGGCGGAGAGTGTAACCCTGAACTCCTGTCTATCCTCTATGAGTATCTCACTGCGAGAAACTTTGATTGGGCAGTGGTTGACCGAGTTTCAGGGGCAGGAAACGCTGCTCGGCCTGAAAAGAGAAACCTACGCCTGGAAAAAGCTGCGACAATTATCGCATCCGAGTCGTTTGTTGATCGCACAAGTAAAGCCTCAGCTAGAGTCACAGTCCCGAGGCGAGATCGATTTGGAAGCCCTTGGACACCGTACCATCCTCAAGGTGTTTCAGCAGGTACGGGGCGAGGAGCAGCCGCGCCAGATCAGCATGAAGGCAATACCCACAGAGAACGACTGGAAGGTCCTTTCTATCGCCCAAATGACCTTAGGCGAGGACCAGCAAAACCATGCCTTGTGGACTACGTTTTCCCTGCTCATGCTCTGTATTATTCAGAGGGAGTTGGGATGGATCGACATCGTTTCGGGGCGGCCAACTGGGAAGCGCGCGAAGAATAAAGGACGGCAGCGCTATGTTATCCTGACAGAGGAAGCGGCCGTGGCAATCGGTAAAGATGCTCATGCGTGGGCTCAGATGGGATGGTATGATCAGCCTATGCTGACACCCCCTGAAAAAGGAGACTACCTGACTGTGAAACACCGCCCTATCTCCAATAGAGCCGCCCCCTCAAAGCACTCCATCACGAAAGCCGAGGAGTCGTGGCAATGGGAGACTGCTTGCGATGTTCTCGCGAGCACACCGTGGCGCGTGAACTCCTGGGCCGTGCAAGAAGCAATGGCAAACGATAGCCTTACTCCTCGGGAGCGTGTCATCGTCGCGGATCATGCTCGCCTGGGAAATGCGCCCTTCTGGTTGCCTATAATGATGGACTTCCGGGGTCGGGTCTATCCGAGGACAGCGACGGTCAGCTATCAAGGGTCCGATCTCCAGAAATCCCTTCTTATGTTCAATCCCTTGAAGGGAGACGGTAGCCTTGCGCAGGCTCCTCTTGACGTGCAGTGGGCTGTAAAGCGTCACATGATATGCTTAGAAGGAAAATGGGATAAGAGTATAAAACAAGAACAGATACACGCGCAACATGGTATTATTTGGGAAGAGCCTCATCAGTTTTGGGCGCATAGGCGGCTTATACAGGAAGGGCTCTGGAATAGCATCCCCATTCAAATCGATGGCACATGCAATGGCCTTCAGCACATTTCAGCGATGTTCGCCGACGAAGTAGCCGCTCCCTGCGTGAACCTTTGCAACCACGACGCTCCTCAGGATATTTATGGCAAGGTCGCGAAAGAGGTGGAGTTCCGGCTGAATGACATCGCTTTCTGCGCCGATGCTGAAGACGGGTGGGCCGGGCGCTTGCTGCACTGTGGGGCTGACCTCGGCAGGAAGCTGATGAAGAAGCCGGTTATGACTCTGCCTTACGGGGCCACCATGAGGGGAGTCGCCGACTTTCTGCTTGAAGGACTTATTGAGCAAAAGCCGTCTCCTACGCCTTGGCGGGAATGTCTGACCTGGGACACACTGGAATGTCGGTGGGTCAGAGATAGTGTGGAGATATCCCACGATGCCCTTGCCTTCGCCGACCGCGAGCTTGCACGGCATCCACTATTCCGGGCCGATGTCAATCGCCTGTCCGCAGTGGTATGGAAAGCCATAGAGGCTACCCTGCCCCGTGCAATGGCCGCCATGAGCACTTTCAGGAAGCTGGCCGGCGGGGTCGGGGAACACGTTCTCGCGTGGGAGACGGGGCCTGAGAGCAGAAGCCTAGTTGTCAGGCAGGCCAAAGCACAGGCGTATATCAAACGGATGCGCTTGATGAGCTTGCATCTGCCCAACAGCATTAGGACATTGCAAACCCTGGTAGGCCGCGATGAGGTGGACGCGAGGTATCACCGCAACGGGATCATCGCCAACTTCATTCACTCGCAGGATGCCGACCATATGGCGAGGACCATGCGTCTGTTCCGTAAGCATGGGGGCACCTGCTTTGGGGCCGCGCACGACTGCTTCTCTGCAAGGGCCATGGAGATACCCATCCTGCATTGGGCTACCCGTATGGCGTTCCTGGAGAAGTACGCTGGCGAACCGACTAAGGGGGATCGTAGAGACGCCGCTCTCCTTGGCGAACCGGCCAATCCCAATCATCCTCTTAACCAGAGAATTTCCATCCTCGATCACCGCACGGGGGCCATAGTCTCCGAATACGACAACTGGTACCGCTTCGCGGACGCCATGAAGGTATCCTTCCCGGACAGGGGGAGCTTCGATCTCAAGGAGGTGCTCGGCAGTGAGTGGTTCTTCTCATAATAACGACGGCGATGGGGGCTCAGCTATTACGGACTACTTCGAGGTATTCGAGCAGGTTGCCGAGGCGGTGGTGGATACGCTCTCAGTGATCGTCACCGAGGAGACACGTTCGCCGGAACTCCGCGATGTAGTCCAGCAGGTGCTCACTCAGATACTCATCAACTTCATCACCAACACGACAGACAATGAGTTCACGGCTCACTTCCGCAGCAAGATGGCAATCGATCATATCAAGGCTGAGATCGCGAAGGCTATCGGCGCAGATGAACTCGGTATGTGGGAAGATTAGCCATAGCGGGAGGATTAATAGGGTACGATCCCTCTTGAGGAGAGCGATGGCTCTTCGATCCCCCTTGACACCCGCCTATTTAACGATTAGGTTACTTAGGCAACAACACAGCAATAGAGGAGGCCCGCCAGATGGGCAGACACAGCGACGAAACGATTGAGGGGACAGAGTCCCTTGAAAGCGAACTTGAGGTTATTGAGGTTATTGAGGGGGATTGCGTTGAAATCCTCAATGAGCCCTCCACGAGAGCCCGCCCTGCCAGACACTGCGCGGAGTGCGGTCTGGAGTTCACCCCCATCGCCAACAATGGCCGGTTCTGCTGCGCTCAGCACCGCCGGGACTATGGCAATAGGGAGCAGCTTCGAGGGGCTCAGCTATTGCGGGTCGCCTACCATCACCGGCGGCTGGCCTCGGGCTCGACTCCCGAAGACCGGAAAGACTCAGGAGCATACCTGAGCGCCATGTCCAGGATGATCGACGGGTGGATCAGGGAGGACCTTCGCGAGAGCCGGATGCCTCCGCTGCGGCCGGGCGATCTTTAAGATGGGCAAAGCGATCAGGCTCCTCAAGGGGATCGCTCTCCTCAAGGCGATTATCGCGCTTCCTCTGCTCCTTCTTGGATGGCTCCTCTACTGGCCCACGGTTGGGGTGATCTGGCTCGTGGACCGGGCAGGGTTTATCCTGGTGCCTGTCATCATGGTGGGGATGGGACTGGGAGCGTGGTATGTCATCATCCGCGCCATCCTTCACGTGCTCTCATGAATGGGAGTGGGAAATAGTGGTTGTGGTGGCCCTACTATTCTCCTGGCTTGAACTTGTGGGTCTTGATGGCTGTCCTCCTGAAGAAGCTACCAGATATGGTATGCCCTAGGAAGATGGGTTTGAGATAAATCAAGGACTTATCCTTCTAGACCTACCAGATGTAGTAGGTCACCTCATAGATGACCCCACTTTGTTACCATAATAGAGGACTAGGAAGCGATCATGTGAGTGGCAAGCGAAAGCTTTCCCATTGACCTGCTTCCAACCCCTGCCCAATCTCCTGTGATGAGCATAACGATCACGCCTCTACGGATACCTCAGGTGCACTCAAGCATGTGCGGCACGGCCTTAATCTACGGATACAGGGCTGTGCACCGAGGACAACGGCGAAGGCCCCAAGGTTACAAGCTCAGGTTTGTGAATGAAGGATGAAGATGTCTAGGTACGCGATACCCCTATACACTCCGATATGATCCCCACCCTCATTAGCGCTAGCCCTGTAATAGGACCCCACTGTAAGATACACAACGTAAGTATGCACTGATTTGCTGGTTACTGGCTGCTACCTAATAGGGGAGGGGGTTAGGGGGAGAACAATGGGTTAGCTATCGTTCTTAAGGTAATCCATGACCACCATTCCTCCCGCAGCGTTTGAGCATTGCAAAGCCCCCTTTCCCGTGCTATATAAGCGCAGACCTTCCTCATTCCCATACATAGCAAGGAGTATTCCTCATCATGGTCGCCCCCGTAAAGAAACCCTCAGCCGTCATTCTTCTAAGGCCCCGCAACTCCAACGTCGTCCTGGCCCCGTGCAAGCTGGGGTGGGCAAACCTCATCGAGCCCGATGACAAGTATGGCAAGCCCCGGTTCAACGCCAAGTTTCACTTCTCCGATGCCGTCTATGCCCGTAACCTCTCTCTGATCGAAGAGGCTGTGGAAGCCCTGATGCCGGAGTTCGTCAAGGAGTGTGCCGCCTTCAAGGACCTGAAGACCGGCAAGCCCAGGCCGTATGAGCTTCCTACCGATAAGATCGACGTGGAAGCCTGGATGCAGAACAAGATCAAGGAGCCGGGTGAGAACTCCCCGATCAAGGACCCCACCTTCCTGATCTCTCTCAAGCACCGCAAAGGTGTGTCCAAGAAGGACGGCTCCTCATGGGAAGTCCGGCCCCGCGCGTGGTCCGGCTCCAATGAGCTTCTCAATCTGAGGACTCTCAAGATGGGCTCGGGATCGGTGGTTCAGCCGGTGGTCAACATCGGCTTGTTCGTGGCCCCCAATCAACCTGACCCTGCCATTGCTCTGGAGCTTGTTGGCGTCAGGGTTCTCAAGCTGGTCCAGTATCAGGGCGGTCAAGGTCCGAAGCTCGACAAGATGACAGATGAAGACCTTGCCATGCTCGGCGATGATGAGGACATTGACGATCTGTCCTCGTTCCTGGGTAACAGCCTAACTACTCCCGAAGCCGCCCCTGAAGGAGCTAGTGGCTCTGCCGCCGAAGAAGGAGATGAGCCTCCCCTCTAGCGAAAGCTAGTTAGCCTAGCCTCTAGCCATCTGTTAAGAGCAACGCAGCCCGCTGGTGAGTTCTTACCCCTTTAGGCCACCTAGGTAGCCCAAAGAAAAGTACTCACTGGCGAGGCTCCTAGGGGCTCCTGCGTGCATATAGCCTTCTTCCCCAATAAGCAATCCATCTTTGTTACCATAATAGAGGACCAGGAAGCGATTAGTTGCTAACTGGTCTGTTTTGTCTATTATCGCAGCAAGGAGTCCCCGATAGTCACCACCGATAAGACTAACCCCAAGGTCCTTATTGATAGGGACCGCCTGATGAATGCCGACTCCACCGAAGTTGCCCGCCTCTGTGCCCGCATCTTCCATATCGTCCAGAGCAAACGCCCCGAGCTTCAACTCCTGGGCCTTGCTTCTGCATTCATCATTCTGTCCGAGACCACAGGCATTCCCGCCCAGGATGTGTTCTCGGCAGTTCGCAATCTGATGTACGATCCGATCCACTCTTCGGGCCGTAAACACCAATTTGACGCCATGCGATTTTACATGAAGGAGGATGTTCTTGTTTAGTTCTCTTTTGAGCGCCGCCAAGACGGCCATGACCATCCTCGCCTTTCTCTGTGGCATCCCTCTCGTTTCCCGAAAAGTATCCGCATTCAAGGCGAAGTACTTGGCTTCGCTCAGGGCGAAGTTCAGGAAGCAAATCTCCCGGCCTGACGAAGGCGCAATCCATAGGGGCGACCTGATCGTCGATCCCATGAACCCCGAAGACTGTGCCCATCGTGGAGGCTTCTGCGGTGCCTGCCCCTTCAATAGCGAATGCAAGAACCCGGACCAGATGCAAGCATCCTACTGGCCCGCTATGTGGGAGCTTTAATAGCCACCCGGTTCAAGCGGTATAACGCCTACGCTCGCCAACATTCCGTAGCCTCATACAGGTCCGGCCTTGAAGACAGGGTCGCGAGCCAGATCGCCGCTGCTGGCCTCCCTGTCCTGTACGAGACGCTGCCCCTGCCTTATCGACAGCCCTCAAAAGTCCATAAATACACCCCGGACTTCATTCTGCCCAATGGCATCGTGATCGAGTCTAAAGGCATGTTCACAGTCGAAGATCGCAACAAGATGGTGCTCGTTAAACAGCAGCATCCCAACCTCGATATTCGGCTGGTCTTCTCTAATCCCCAATCCCGCCTCTATAAGAGGTCCCCGACAAGTTACGCCCTGTGGTGTGACAGGATGGGGTTCCCCTGGGCCAGGAAGGAAATTCCCGCCCCCTGGTTCACTGAAGCGCCCAACCATAAGAGTCTCGCCGCCCTCAAAGCGTTAGGATATATCGAGGCGGCATAGCTATTGACAATCTCTGGCTGGCTTGCTAGGTAGGATCATCATCAGTTCGATGACCAACTTAACAAGTCACGCCAGAGAGGCTCATCATGTCTGAACAATCCGTGAACAAACAGTCGCACCCCTATCCGTCCAACGCTAACGGAGACCCCGAGTTCGCCTCCGTCTTGGTCACGCTCGATCCCAAATTCATCAGCCGGGGGGATCATCACGTCGTCCAGAAGATGGTCTATTCGACACAGATGCCCGAGGAGACCGTTCTCTCGCTCTTCAAATACTACGGGGAAGCTGAGTTCGCCCAACGCCCGGACATCGTGGAAATCCTTGGCAACGGGTTCCTGAAGCCGGCGGTCTATGTGTACACAACCCGGCTAGGCGTCATGGAAATCTGCCTTGGCACGGGTGTCCTGAGAACAATCATTGAGCGCATCGGCAGGGGTTCAGCGCTTCTGGGGATCGCCGGTTTGATCGAGCAGATTGTCAGCCCTATGCTGGAGCAGACCAAGGCGGCGCGCGGCGGTGAAATCCCTCCGCTGTTCATGGCGCAGCTTAGTGAAGAAGCTATTCGCTAGGGGGCTTTGTCACATGGAAGCCGATTTCACAAAAGCATTCGACAATCTCATGCTCAATGAGGGTGGGGAGCGTTTCGTCAACGATCCTGACGATCCGGGCGGCGCAACCAAATGGGGCGTATCACTCCGGTTTCTTGAACAGCTTTGGGAAGCGACTGATCCCGTCTACACAGCGGTTATAGGAGCTAAGCCCCCTACAGAGTATACCATCAAAGCCCTCTATCGGTCTCAAGCCGAGAGGCTGGCTCACGCGAAGTTTTGGATGCCGTGCTTCTGCTATAGCATGTCACAGGATGTCGCAGAGGCCGTGTTCGATTTCGCATATAACGCGGGTGTGAGAACCTCAGTCCGTACATTGCAGCGGGCCATGAACAACATCACGCTTTCGTGGGTTGATAAAGCTGCCATAAAAGTGGATGGCTTTGCAGGCCCCCAGACCATTGAGATGCTTGACAACATTTTCAAAGAAGAAGGCGATGATGCAATTCTTTCTGAGTTCAGCATCTTACGAGGAAATTTCTACAAGGCGCTGGCCGCTCAGAGGCCGGCTCTGACAAAGTACTTGCGTGGTTGGGCAAAACGCGCTATCGCCAAGGACACATCTGATCTGCCCACAGAACTTGAACAGGAAATAAAGGAGTAATTTCTCATGGCTTCACAGACTCGCAGATACGCCGTTGTGGCGACAGTACCGTGGATCGGTAACGGTCAGCCCTTCACGAAGACGTTTGCCTATACTTATGACGACGCCATTCAGGCCCAGGTTCCGACTGAAGCCGTGATCTCAGCCGAAGCAAAGCGACTGATCTCCTTCAACGACGACGCGGCGGCTACATGGGATGCTGCGAAACTTGGCTCTATTCTTGAAGCCGGCGATATTCGGATCGACTTCATTCAGGAACTTCAAACCCTCCTCAGTCCCTATGCGACAGCCTACCTTGTTGCTGGTGGCGCTTCCGTCGTAACGCCTCCCCAGTTCGCCTCTCTAAAGGGCGTCGCTGTTGCTGCCGACGCGGTGAGCATCACCGGCGGCACTGCGGCAAACGTAGTCGGTGCTGGAGCTGTTGCCAATGCGGTCATCGACGTGCTGATCGGCGGCGCGGTGTGGGCTCAAGGCGTGGCAGACGGTACAGGAGCATACGACATCGCTATTCCCGGTGTTGTCGTCACCGCTGCTTCCATGTCTACAAGGCAACGAGTTGGCGCGGCGATCTCTGCGGCCGGTACTGCCGTCACCGTTACTGTTACCTAATCGATTTGCGCACATCTTCCTCCCCCGGATAGTGCGCGAAGGTCCTGGGCATGACCTAAAAAGGCTCACTTTTCATAACAGAAGGTCTCCTTGCACATGGACTACTGCCGCGAATGCCACCTGGTTCTTCCTCTCAGTTGCGGCCGGCAAGTGTTGCCCTGTCCGCCTCCTCTTGCGGTTGACCCCGCGAAGGATGTCCTGATACACTGCACCACGTGCAAGAAGACCTGGGCTATGCCCGTCTCCAAGGTGGTCAGCGGCAAGACACCTCGCCTCAAGATGTGCCCGACTTCGAAGTGCGATGCTGTGCTTCTCCATCCCAAGGATGATGCAATCGCCCCCCGACAATCAGAGGTCACCAAGAAACCGCGAGTAACCAAAAATGGCGCAGCCCCGAAACAAGAAGGAGAATAGAGAGTCCTCTCCCTTCATAGACACTCATCTACCTTGCCCCAAGTGCGGCGGGTCCGACTGTCTTAGCGTAAGAGAGGATGGTACTGCTTTCTGCTTTTCTAACTGCGGAAACATTTCCGATTATAACGCTGCCCCCGCCGCTCCGCTTCCTCCGCGAATTA